TATTTTAATCCATTTATAAACGGTTACTTCTGATACGCCATACTCGCTGCTTAATTGTTTTACAGATTGTCCTGAACGATATAATTCAACCACCATTTTTTAAACTCTTCATTAAATTTCTTGTTTGTCATACGGACACCTCCTCCTTGAAACCCATTGTAAGGACGTAACTAAGTTGTGCCCATATGACTATACTAACTCCATACATGCTGATAGATTTGGACTTTATAGTTGAATTATAAGATTAAGTTTTGTTAACAGTAAATTATGCTGAGGGAGTATTCGTTTTATTAGTGAAAAAGTGGCATTTATTCAACTGTAGCTTTCTTGACATTTTTTCTGGATTTAACTTTTGCTGTAGGGCTACCTTTTTTACTAATTGATTTTTCTTCATCTATTGGTCCTATGCTGAAAATTGGAGTAGTTACGGTTATTTTAGAATTAATACATAAAGCTATTCACGCTGATTATGTTTATTTTGAGAAGGATACAGGACGTAGGGATTATGAAATAAGTCCAGCAAAGAAAATAAACCTAGATAAGAAAAGAGATAAATAGTGTGTAAGTATAAAGAGTATCTGCATAAGATGCTTTTTTATTTGGAGATTGTTTTATCTGCAAATATATAAGAAGTAAATATCGTCCTTATGGTGAGAAATAGAAAATCTGTTATTTCGTCGTACAAAAGCCATCTATATATAGACCGAACTTAATAATAAGTAGGTTATATAAAACTTCATGTACCGTATGGAGTTTCGTATAACCTACTAAAAGATAGCCGTCCAAACAATAGGATGAATCAAAATTTGACTAAAAAGAAATGAAGGATATTCACTTTTGTTTTTTTATCGATACCTAGGTGTTCCTAGAAGTTTTGAATTAGGAGAATTAATTTACCCCGCTCTATACTGAATGTAAGTCTGGGGTTGGTAAACAAGGAAGCTTTTGCTCTTTTTTCGGTCATTGACGTAAAGCGTGTAGTTTAAAGTATATAGTGCGGTGATCGAGAAAAGAATGAGAGTAATCTTATTCTTGAAGAGATACTTTTTACCGTTTGTTATCTCTCTCATCCCCTCTAGATCTGTCACCTTTCGGTGATGGCTTTTTATTTTGTAGGATTTTCCTGTTTTCTGTCGAATAGATAGAGTGGGAGAGGAGAGAGAAATAGTGTACTGTGATGATGAAATTTTAAAAGAATTAACAGTAGGAAAAATATACTCCGAACGACAAATTTCAAGTTTGTTACATACCGATAGAACAAAATCATTGGTTTTATGTGATTCCGTATCAAGATTTGGTGACTCTGAGACTGAAAGATTTCAAGTGATGGGTAAATACGAAACATACATTCATAAAAATGAAGATTATTCTTATCATATACCTTCAAGAAAGACGATGGTTTATGTTATAGAAAAGGTTTAATGGCATCCAAAATGGGTGCTTTTTTCTATGTTATAAGAAATTACATAATAACAGAGAATGCGAATAGGCCTATAATCATATACATTTGTATAGAGTTTGCTTCCAACGTGTTACCCCTATCTATAGAAGAGCACTCACTAAAGGGGTGCTCTTCTTCACATTGCGATAAGGACAAGCATATGCTGAAGTATAGGACAAGCCACCTGCTTATTCTATTCAACATTCATTCTTGGGAGCATCCACTGGATTGGATGCTCTTTTTCACGTATTAAAGTGGACAAGCATATACTGCTTGTACCTCATTAACTTTAGCCGCTATATCTTGTGTTAATGAAGACTCTCGCAATCCCTTGAAGAGTGCTCGCGGAAACGGGTGCTCTTTTTTATTAAACAAAATGGACATTTGGATAGATAATCGTCTCTCTCTTAAAATAACCTTAAATATATTATAGATTTAAGAATATAAAAAAATAGATGGTATAATTTTCTAAAACAACCTAAATAAAGTTGATTTTAGAAAAGGGGTAGAGGGAAAATGTTTCAGAAATTCAAATTTTATTTAATCAGCCTTGCGGTCAGTTCAATATTAGGGGGGATTATCGTAGGTGCTAATTTCTTGATCCAAAACATCTATTATTTAGTTATGGATAAAGGATTTCATTTTAATATGTGGCCTTCTGTTATTATATTTTGCATCGTATTTGTTTCGGGTTTCACATATATGTTGAGACAAGGTCCAGATATACTTATTAATGATTAATTCTATAGTTACTTCGTTAGATGCTACCCAGATCATGGTGGCGTCTTGTTTGTTGTTAAGGAAAGATAAGGAATAATGTAGTTTTAAAGCGATTTAGAAAATATAGAACGTCAATTCAAAATAAGTGGTATAATTTACTTGTTATAGGGGTTTATTTCATATAAATGTAGATAAAGGAAAATCGGGTGACTCATATGGAAAAGGCGAATCCCAATGAAACTAAGGCGGTATTAAAGCTGTGGCTTACATTCTTCTCTATTTACCTTTACTTACATTTTTATTAATTTATTATGATATAGATGTTGATTTAAAGTATATTATTTGAAGTGGCGAATCCGCTGCTTTTTTATTTTATAAAGAAGTAATGCTGATATGGTATATCCTTTCATGGTAATATCATAGTAAAAAAGAGGGTATATGAATGTTAGGTTTATGCTTGATTGTATTAGGAATTTTTATTATCTATATTACAACATTATATGAAATAAGGAAAGTTAGAGGTATAAGTTGGAGAGAAGTTCTAGCATTCCCTGTAGGATTAATTTTAGGTATGATTTTCGATCACTTTGATTTACCGGAGTTTTTAATATTGGTAGGCTTAATATGTATTGTGGTAGGTAGCGTTATGGTAATGGGTATTATATAAGGAAATCTAAACACAGAAGCATCTAAATAGGATGCTTTTTTATTTTATAAAGGAAAAGGAACCAATCCAGGCTCCTTAGTTTGATTCTGAAGTTTTGTAGTTTTTCTTGATGATATCCTTTATGTCGATGGTAAAAGATATAAGGAATATCACAACCAGAACAACATTTACCCAGTAATATGTATTTCCTGTTGTGAATTTATTATAAAAGGATTGGACATTATACAATATCAGCATTGCTGAGAAGAAAGCGGAGCATGCTAACGTACCAAAACTTTTCATAATGGTCACCTCAATTCTAAAAGTTATGAATTTTATATAATTATAACATTAAAATAAATGGATTTAAAATAAAATATAAGGGAATTACCACGAGGTGGTGAATATGGCTAGGCAAAGAAGCTCAGATTGTGAAAAGGCATTTGAAATAAGATTATTTTGAGTGAATTGGATAAATGTAGTTCGACACAATTATGCTAAATTTTACTACAAAGAACATTTTCTTTCTAAATGCAAGAAGGATTTACAAAAAAATACATAGAAGTATATATATGTAATGTTGGGGGTGAGTCGGATTTTTATAATGGGTGAGAGCTGTAATTCATTCATTTCAATTAACTTTATACGTAAGGGAGAGAAAAATTTGAAAAGAAAAATTGATACAGCAGTCGTTGGTTTATCTGTTTTAGGTTTTGGAATCTTTGGTGTTGCTGATGGAAATGGTGGAGGTATCGTTCAGGCGGCTTCGATAGGAGATGGTGGTGGAGCGCCAGCTAATAATAAAGGAGATACTTGGTCTCCAAGTTATGCCCATGGAGATCATGGAGGAGCGCCGGCATATAATAAAGGAGATACTGGTGGAGCGCCTGTTTACAATCACGGTGATGTGCCTGCACCAAAATTAGAAGCGGATGGAGATCATCATGCGCCTTCATATTCTGATGGTCACACTGGAGGATCTCCAGCTAATTCAGAGCATGGTACAGGTTGGTCCCCAAGTTATGCAGATGAAGACACTGGAGGATCTCCTGCTTATAACAAAGGAGACACTCCGTCTCCAAGATTGTAAATTATATGTTAGAAAAAAGAACCCACTAGAGGATGGTCTCCTTTTCAATAAATGAGTGATCTATCTAAATACAAATAAGTAAAGACTCGAATAATTGTACATTTTGATATTAAGAATTACAATATATACTTTAGGAATTACCGCGAGGTGGGTGAATGGCGAAGAAATACGCAAAACGCTTTTATAAGTCATTGGCGTGGAAGAAGTGTAGAGCGTCATATATATTATCAACATTGGATGGTATGTGTGAACATTGTAAAGAAGAACCTGGATACATCGTTGACCATATAGTTGAGATCACACCAGAGAATATAAACAATCCAGATATAACATCGAATCATGATAACTTAAAATACTTATGCTTACCTTGTCATAATACAAAGACGTTTGGTAAGTCTGTATTAATTAGAGAAGATGTAATGTTTGATGAGAATGGTGAAAAAATCACCAGTCCTTTCAAAAAGAATTCGAACGTTAGTAGCTGAAATGATTTCAGATTTTAACGATGGTTCTTTCAAACCTCTTTCAAGTGATTCAAATACACTTGATGGACTTAACGTGCATTGTTCGTTAATAGATGAACTACATGCAATTGAAGATAAAAATCTTTATGATGTTATTGTCGATGGTATGACGGCACGTGAGCAACCAATTTCTATTATTACAACAACTGCCGGAACTGTCAGAGAAGGAATCTTTGATATTAAATATGAAGAAGCCTATTATAAACGGTTATGATGATCCAGCAGGTTACAAAGACGAAAGAGTTCTCCCGATTATTTATGAGCTTGATAAAAGGGAAGAATGGATTGACCCAAAGTGTTGGAAAAAAGCAAATCCAGGATTGGGAACTATCAAAAACGAGGACCAACTAAAAAATAAAGTTGAAAAGGCCAAAGCTAATCCTCTGTTAGTTAAAAACTTGTTAACAAAAGATTTTAATATAAGAGAAACATCAACGGAAGTGTGGCTAACTTTTGAACAATTAAATAATCCTAATATTTTTGATATAGCTCAATTAAAACCTTCGTATGGAATTGGCGGTTGTGATTTATCTTCAACTACCGATTTAACAGTAGCGAAGGTTATTTTTATGGTATCAGATGATCCTCATATTTATGTTAAACAAATGTATTGGCTTTCTGAGGATTTACTTGAACAAAGAAGTAAAGAAGATAAAATACCTTATGATTTATGGTACGAACAAGGGTTGTTAAGGACAACACCAGGGAATTCTGTTCATTATAAATTTGTAACAGAAAGAAACTCAGCCTTTAAGGGTTAGGGTTTCTTTTGTTTTATAAAGAAAAGAGGTGTCAAAATGAGTTCTTTTACATTTAATAATCAACGTAAAAATTTCATTCAAATAGGAAAAGGATGGAAAAGACCAGCATGGGCGCCATTAAAGAGAAATTTATTGCAAGTTCCTAATTATCCAGGCGCTAGATTATTAAGTACCGAAACCGATATTCGCGTACTTCCTATTCCAGTAGGAAGTATTGTTCCAGATGGATCTGTTTTAGAAAAGTTAAAAGAAGAAATCGCTGATTGGCTTATCACAGAACAGCCGGTTGAGCTTATTTTTGATGCAGAACCGGATAGAATTTATATGGCTGTTGTGGATGAAGGTTTTGATCCAGATGAATTTGTTACTCTTGGTCAAGGTGTAATCAAGTTCATTTGTCCAATGCCTTATAAACTATCAAAAGATAAAAAGAAATACACAATGATTAATCAAAATTCTACTTTTAAAGCAGACGTAGAAAACAAAGGGACAGCGGAGGCAATCCCACTGATTACCCTAACAGCAGCACGAGAAAGCACATTCTTTGATCTTGATACTGATGATGGACAGTTCTTTCGAATTGGTTATCCAGCAACTGTGGAGGAAAAGCCTTTTATTAGAGAAGAACTAATTGCAGATTTACCTATGACTCCAATAGGATGGACAACAGCGAATTACATGGATTTCGGGAAAGTTGCAGGCTCATTTGCAAATTTAGGTGAGGGTCCACTCCAGGCTGCTGATTACGGTACAGGGACTGGATGGCATGGTCCTGCATTGAAACGTTCGCTTTCAGTTCCTATCCAAAATTTCAGGGTAGAAGTTGACTTAGATTTTCAAATGACATCGTACGAAATCGAACGAATGGAAGTATATTTATTAGACGAAGCTAGCGAAATCATAGGGGGAATTGCAATTTGGCGTAATCAATTTATACGTCTCATAGAAAGTGGTGTCGTTCGTCTGTATGTCGGTTATCATAGACGATTGGATGGAGATGTACAACCGACTATTATCTTAGGAGGAGACAATACTCTTAGCGGTGTTCTAGGTGCTTTGCAAGTGACTCAAATGAGAGTAGGATTATCTGATGCTAGTACAAATATCGGACTAGTAGATGAGGTAATAAATGGAGTTACATATAAATCAGTTTTTTTGGAAATGCAAAGAAGTGGAATCAGAGTATTACATGCTAACGATTTCCAAGTTCTCTACTCTTGAAATGGAAAATGGCATTTCAGACGCGGTAAAACTAGTTCATACAGTTCATCATTAACAATATCTGATAATGGTTCGGATACTGATTTAGTAATGCCGAACGTAACAATGCGAAACAGTAGAGTTACGGGATATACAGGAGTTGTTCAGTTTTCAACTCCGAATATTGTTGGTGATGGATGGGGAGGAGTGCAAGCTCATATAATAGCTCCAAGTTTACGAGAATACAAATCAAATATTCGTGATGTACCTTTTTCAGCTTTAGAGAAAGTTAGAAATGTTAAGGTGAGGGAGTTTAATTATAAGGGTGATGTGAATTTACTTTATGAAATGAGGGAGAACAAAGATCCTAATGATCCTCCTTTAACAACGAAAGACATCAAACAATATTATGGTCTTATTGTTGATGAATCAGATGAAGTCTTTGTTGATAAAGATAAAACAGGTACTCACTTATATTCCATGGCATCGTTAACGATGAGAGCAGTTCAAGAACTAGAGGGAAAACATGATCAAGATATAGCGGTATTAAAAGGACAATTAGAAGCAAAAGACGCAGAGATAGCAGCAATGAATAATCGAATAGCATCTTTAGAAGCTTTAGTTCAAAGTTTAATCGATAAAGGAAGCCAAACTGAAACGGAAATACGTTATAGAAAGAATGGAGAGAAAAAGAAGATTATTCCAGATGTAAAATACAGAGATGAAGAAGGGATACTTCATGCAGTTGAAGTAGA